TACTGTTACTGGAACTGATACTGTTACTGGAACTGATACTGTTACTGGAACTGTTACTGGAACTGGAACTGTTATATCCCCTAACGGGGATATATATAATAGCGCCGCCCACGCCGCCGTTGACGTAGAACTTTCCAAGATCGTCCAGCATTATCAGCAGGCCGTCGGGGACTTCCCACGCTCTGCACTGGACAAGCTGCAGAAGTGGAGGCAGGAGTACAGCACAGAGATGATCCTGCTGGCGATTGACAAGGCTACAGAAGCCGGAAAACGCTCGTGGAACTACATCAACGGCATATTGTCCGGCTGGAAACGGGACGGCCTGCGCACACCGGGAGACGTGGAAGCCAACGAACAAAGCAGACAAGCCAGACCGAGGGGCAAGCAGCCAACCGAAACCGTAGACGACCAGCTTGCCCGGGTGCTGGCGAAGATGGACAGAGAAAGAGGGTTTGAGACATGACGCGGGAAGACGTGGCAAAGCTGATCCGCATGAATTTTGTACTGTACAAGCTGGGTTCCAAGCCGCTGACCGATGAGGAGATGCAGACCACTATCGATGTGTGGGCGTATCAGTTTGGCGACTATGACGGCGATACTGTCAAGCGGGCTTTTCTGGCGGCAAACCGGGTATGCGTTTATCCGGTCACGGTGGCCGACATCTTCAAGCAGCTTTCCCAGTGTCTTGACCCGTCCGCTGAATGGGAAGCTCTGGCTGTAGCGGCACGCAAGGCACAGACATTTTTGAGCTGGCGCAAGTTCCCGATGGTGACCGGCATTGATGAAAAGGGCGGGCTGCTGCGTAGTGACGGACAGAAAGAGCTGAAAGCCCTGTATGACCAACTCACCCCGGCGGCAAAATCCTATGCCGGGAGCGTGGGAGGGCTTGCAGAGCTGGCTGAAATGCCGGACCTCACATACCGCCGTGCCGAATTCTTAAAGCAGGCTCAGGCCGATATCACAACTGCCCCACGTGAAGCTGCAAGGCTGCGAGTGAGCGAGCTGACAAGGAAGGAGATTGAAAAATGAGCGAATATATCGACCGCGAAAAAGCCATCGCAAAAATCAAAGCAGCATATTGCTGTGGCTGCGAAAATTACAACGGCGTAAGATGCCGCGCGTGTCAGATTATGGACGCGATGGATGTGCTGGAAGATGAACCGGCAGTGCCTGTGATTGACGCGGAATCTATGAAAAAGTACCTGACCGACTGGAAAGACGGGCTGGACGGGAGCGGAAATTGGGGGTACTCCTACGCAATCAGGGCAGAGCAAACGGTTCAGGTGCTGGATACCACACTGAACCACATTGGTTACATGCTCAAGGAGAACAGCGGGGTGCAGACCGATGGTAAAACTTGAACCCTGCAAAGACTGCCCCGACCGGCACCCGATCTGTCACGACAGCTGCCCGAAGTACGCCGAGTACAAGCGTCAGCTGAAAGCGTAGCGCATCTACACCAACGGTAACCACGCGGCGGAGCGGATCAGCCGTAACGATTTCAACAAAGAAGGATGGATGGGAGGAAGAAAACGATGAAAGTGCTGATTGCTTGCGAGGAATCGCAGGAAGTGTGCAAAGCGTTTCGTGCAAAAGGTCATGAAGCCTACTCCTGCGACATTCAAGAACCGTCAGGCGGGCATTCTGAGTGGCACATTCTTGGTGACTGCCTAAAGGCTATTGAGGGGGGGCAGGTCGTGACCATGGACGGAATCGCGCATGATGTGCCCCGCTGGGATATGATTATCGCATTTGTCCCCTGCACAAAGACGAGCAACGCGGGAGCAAGACACCTGTACAAGGGAGGAAAGCTCAATCTTTCCCGGTATTATGAGGGATTGTGCGGCAAGGCGCTTTTTCTTGCCGTGTGGGCGGCAGATTGCGAAAAAGTGGTGATTGAGAATCCAACCCCCAGCAAGATTTTTGATTACCCAAAGCCTACGCAGGCAATCCAGCCCTACGAGTACGGACATCCGTACAGTAAGAAAACGCTACTGTGGGAGCGCGGTGTACCGCCGCTGCACCCGACAAACATTGTAGAACCTACCGCGACATGGTGCCCGTCTGGATCTTACTCGCATAAGCATGGTGAGCAGCACAAGGGAATGTTTAGCACTGACCGTGCAAGGAACCGCGCAAAGACTTTTCCGGGCGTGGCAAAGGCAATGTCCGAACAATGGGGGTAAAAAATGAAAACGGTACAGACGGCGCAGACGAAGAAGTACAAGCCCGGACAGTATGTCGTTTCGCTCGATCATCTGATGGAGCAGGAACTTGTTTATTACGGCGGGAAACTGCTCTACAAGGGATGGTTTGGCAACTGGCAACTGTGGTATGCGAAAACTGAGCTTGCCAGACTGCGCATTCGGGAAGCTGTGAGAACGGAGGAAGAACATGAAACCAAAAACGAAATCCGAGCTGATGGCCGAGTGGACCGGCCAGCCCGGGCAGCTCAAGAAAGAGCGGGAAGTCAAGGCTGTCCGCAAGGCGATGGACGATGCCCGCGCTGTGATACAGGACGGTCTGACCCGGTACGTCAAGAAAAAGACCAAAGCCCGCAGCATGGCAAAGGCTGAAGCTGACCCCTTTGCTGAGCTGGAAGGCTGGGAAAGCATGGAGCAGATCCAGGATGCCTACGGCTATGGCGAGATCACTGCCGACAGGAGGGACAAACTCGCCGACCTGTGGGAAGCCCGGGAAGCTGCCAGGAACAGCCGCAAGGGCGCGGACAAGTACCACGACCTTGTGACGGAGATGCTGGAAACGGCCATCCGCCGGGTGGGCAATGAGTACGCAGATATGCTGTTTGAGTATGACCAGCAGCGCAGGGAAGCTGAAAAGCAGTGCGAGCAACTGGCAATGGAAGGGATGATGAAAAAATGAAGACTGTTCTGATAAGCATTCAGCCCAACTGGTGCAAGCTGATTTGGAGCGGGATGAAAACCGTTGAAGTACGCAAGACCCGCCCGAAGCTGGAAACGCCGTTCAAGGTGTACATCTACTGCACCGGCGCAGAGACATGGTGGCAGAGATTTCCAAAGACAGGGTTACAGAAGATGGAAGAGTGCGTCATCGGTACATTTGTCTGTGACAAAATCGACGGATTGACGCATATTGGAGCAACGGACAGCAGAGAGCCTGCCAAGCTGTACATCAAAACGTCAGATTTGCAGTACGAAAATGTCGACGAGCTGCTTCAAGCGGCTTGCTTGACCGAAGCGCAGGCTGAAAAGTATCTCAAGGGCGGTGACGGATACGGATGGCGCATTTCTGACCTGAAAATTTGGGACGAGCCTGCAAGGCTTAAAAATTTTTGGGGCATGAAGCCTTGCAAACATGGTGGCGACTGTTGCACTTGCCTACAATGGGACAACATGAAGGAGGAGTGCTGTGCATCCCGATACATTTCACGCCCTCCGCAAAGCTGGTGTTACATGGAGGACGGTGAATGAAGCTGACCCTCTACGGCGACCCCCGCACCAAAAAAAACTCTGCCCGCATCCTCAAAAGCCACTCAGGCGGGCGCTTTGTGGCCCCTAGCAAGGCCTACGTGGATTATGAGACGGACTGCCTGCAGCAAATCAAAAGGCCGCGTAGCCCCATCTCTGCCCGCGTGAACGTGCGGTGCGTGTACTACATGAAGACCGCCCGCCGGGTCGATCTGGCAAACCTCATCGAAGCGACCACGGACATCCTGGTAAAAGCCCGGGTGCTGGAGGACGACAACAGCAAGATCGTCGCCGCCCACGACGGCAGCCGGGTGGAGCTTGATCGGAAACAGCCACGGGTGGAAATCGAGATTGAAGGAATGGAGGATGAAAATGGTTAACAAAGTCACAGGAGAATATCTCCCATGCCCGTTTTGCGGTTCGTACAACATTGTAATATTCGACACATTTGAACGTGCAGATGTTTGTTGCGTGTGCGAATGCCAAAAATGCCACGCCAAAAGTGGCGGAAAAGCAACCATGAAAATGGCAATTGATATGTGGAACACTCGTACCACAAAAATTGCAAAGCCCAAACAGATAGGATACGAAAAGGAGGCAAATAATGACCCATACATGGACACCTGAAAGTGATGCACCAAAGCCGGACAGAACCGATTACTGCGCCGTTAAGGCGTGGCTGAACCGCTACCGCGAAGCAGAGAAAAGGTACTACTTGCTGTCTGATCGTCTGGCCGAAGCACAGGAGGCCACCCGGCACATCACCCAGAGCCTCAGCGCAGCCCCCGGCGGCAGCAAAGATGGCCAGAGCCTTGCCCGGGCGGTGGAACGCGAGGAGGAAGCGGAGCGCCGCGCCTATGAGCAAAGAGCGGTCTGCGACAGGCTGTTTCTTGAGATCAGAAACGCGCTCGCCAAGATCCAGAACGAGAAAGCATACACGGTGCTGTACAAGTACTATCTCGATTGTCTCACGTGGGACAGGGTCGCAAAAGATATGAATTACTCTCTGCGCATGGTCTATGTCTTGCGGCGCAAAGCAATGGAGGAGCTGAGCCTTTAAAAAACATTGCACTGTCATTACATTGCGGTTTCACTATCGCATGGTGTAAAATTGTATCATCGGAAAAGCCAAAAGGCAAACCGATGCACGCGGCCTCCGAAACGTGTCCCTTCTTGGCATTTTCCTCCTTTTCTGCTTGCAGGTATTGGGCTTTGCTCTCTCTTCACGTTTCGCGGGCTGCTTCTATGCGAGGTTTGGGAAGCCACATAACGGGGCTGGCAGTTTTGTGGAACGGTTCGACTCCGTAACCTCGCACCGTATGGCGCATGGACTAGACAACCCGCAAGGCCGCACGTGCAACCTCCCGTGCCAAGAAAAGGCCTTAGAATCCTTGCCAAGGTGTAGCTTTCCTGACAGGATGTGCGCCAACCAACAGCCCCGGCGGAGAACCGGAGCTGTTTTTATATGGCCGCCTGAGCGCAATTTGGAGCGCGGCGCGTGTGCGTAGACACGGCTGGTTCGATTCCAAGGGCGGCTTTTTATATTCCCGTAGCTCAAAATTGGTAGAGCGCTGGTCTCCAAAACCAGAGGCTGCAGGCTCGGTCCCTGCCGGGAATGCCAGCTGCGTACCCTGTGAGGGGGCTGCGCAGATAGCCGGGCATCTGGCGGCGAAAGTTCCAGATGCAGCGGCGCTCCACCGTTTGACGCTTGTCCAACGTAACTGAATGCGGGGCGCTGCTTATATGCCGTCATAGCTCAACTGGAAGAGCGCCGCCCATTTAAGGCGGGACAACGTTGGTGACACCACGGGAACATCACTGCACAGCCAGCCACTGCGCACATCCGTTCCGTGGGTGCTGGTTCAAATCCAGCTGGCGGCTAGCGTGATTTTAGAGTGTCCGCAGTGGACACTTTTGGAGAGGAGGCATACAAATGTTTGAGCGCTTGAAAGAACTGATTTGCGACATGGCAAAATTTTTGACGCGTCTCGGCGCTGGCCTTATCCTCTCGGCCTTACCGATCAGCAACAAAGAAAGCCACTTTGTGCGCTATGCGCGGTGTTTCGGTTTCCGTGCAGACCACACAAAACGCGAGCCTCGGGCAGAGATCGGAGGCCGTGGCTGTATCCAAGGAGCACGGCCTGCTATCCGTGCGGATTAACCGCTGCTGATACAATACGATTAAAAACCAGCTTTTTGCATGATGAGCTCCATGCAGCAAAGCTGGTTTTTCTTATGCCGCTTTAGCTCAGTCTGGCAGAGCACCGGACTTTTAATCCGGGGGTAGCGGGTTCGATTCCTGCAAGCGGCACATTCGATATTTTGACCGTTCGGGTTTCCGGGCGGTTTTTATTTTACACGGGAGGAGAATAACATGATTCAGAAAGAACTGCTGAAAATTCCGGTTGCAGATCTGGTTCCATACGAGCGCAACCCGCGTGTGATCTCCCCGGAAGCCGTGAACGCCTGCGCGGAAAGTATGCGCCAGTGCAGCGCACTTGACCCTATCGAGGTGGATGAAAACAATGTCATTCTGAGCGGCCATACACGCCGACTCGCTCTGATGCAGCTCCATGTGGACATGGCCGACGTGGTGCGCTACACCGGCCTTACCGAAGAACAGAAGCAGAAGTACCGCATTCTCGCCAACAAGACCGGTGAAATGTCCGGGTGGGATTTCGGAAAACTTGAACAAGAACTGGAAGAAGTTGACTTTGGGGACTTTGACTTTGATTTTGACCTTCCTGCTGGTGACAGCAAAGAAACGCAGGTTGCTGAGGATGAGGCTCCAGAAGTTGACGAAGCCGCACCTCCAAAGGCAAAGCTGGGTGATATCTGGAAGTGCGGCAGGCATCGCGTTATGTGCGGGGACAGCACGAATGCAGAAAGCGTCAAAACCCTTATAGGGGGGGCGCAGGCTGATATGTTGCTCACAGATCCACCGTATAACGTGAACTATGGAGCAGTGCGAGATGTAATCGAGGCAGTAAAAAGGCGCAAAAGAACGGATGGCCTGCTCATACAGAATGACAACATGGGCGATGAGGAATTTAGAGAGTTCTTGACCAGCGCTTTCAGAAACGCCGATTCTGTAATGAGACCTGGTGCGGTTTTTTACATTTGGCACGCAGATGGAGAGGGATATAACTTCCGAGGAGCGTGTAAAGACACCGGATGGACTGTAAGGCAGTGTCTGATTTGGAACAAAAACACGCTATGTATGGGACGGCAGGATTACCAGTGGAAGCATGAGCCTTGCCTGTATGGGTGGAAAGATGGCGCAGGACATCTATGGACAAGCGACAGGAAACAGACAACGGTTCTTGATTTTGACAGACCGGTTAAGAGCGAGTTGCACCCAACTATGAAACCGGTTGCGCTTTTTGACTATCAAATCAAGAACAACACAGAAAACGGGAATATTGTCCTTGACCTGTTTGGAGGAAGCGGGACAACATTGGTTGCCTGCGAGCAGAACGGAAGAACAGCCTATATCATGGAGTACGACCCAAAGTACGTTGATGTTATTGTCAAGCGATGGGAAGACCTCACTGGAGAAAAGGCTGTACTTGAAAAAGAGGTGATCTGAGATTGGCCGCAAAGGTAAGTTTGAGCAGTGGCTAGAGCCAGAAGGGACAACGCTGCTTCGTGGTTGGGCTAGAGATGGGCTGACGCAGGAACAAATAGCTCAGAACATGGGAATCCACAGGGATACCCTGAACGAGTGGAAAAGCCGATTTTCCGTCATTTCCGACGCATTAAAAATAGGACGAGAAAATGCGGACTACATTGTTGAAAATGAGCTGTTTGAGAATTGCAAGACACGAACAGTGACCGTGAGAAAGCCAATCAAGCTGAAAAAAGTCATGGTTGACGGAAAAAAACGGCTTGAAGAAGAACGAATTGAGTATGCGGAAGAACAGGTCGTCGTTCCAGCCAACGTGACGGCTCAGATATTCTGGTTGAAAAACCGGAAGAAAACAAAATGGAACGAAAGTGCAGATCCTGAAAGCATACAAGATACATCGGGAAATGGAAGCGACCGTCTTTTTGAGCTTTTAGCACCGCAATTCCTACCTACATGGCAGAAGATCGTGCGAGGAGAAGCAGACGAAGCTTTGGAAAAGGGCGGGCGAGCCTCCACGAAATCGAGTTTCTGCAGCATCGGCATTATCAAGCTACTGCAGCTGCACCCGGATTGTAATGCGGTCTGCATCCGCAAAGTGGGCAATACCCTGCGCACATCCGTGTACGCACAGATGCAGTGGGCAGCTGACCAGCTGGAGCCCGGAATGTGGAAATGTACGGTTTCCCCGATGGAGATGACCAACAAAAATACCGGTCAGAAGATCCTCTTCTTCGGTCTGGATGACCCCGGAAAGCTTAAGTCCATTAAGCTGCCACGCGGGTATATCGGCGTTCTGTGGTTTGAAGAACTGGACCAGTATGACGGACCGGAACAAATCCGCAACGTGGAGCAGTCCTGCTTGCGTGGTGGAAACTTCTCTTTCACGTTCAAGAGCTTTAACCCGCCTGCATCTCCACGCAACTGGGCAAACCGGTACGCAATGGAAGTCCGTGAACGCAAAATCATCCAGCACTCTGACTACACGATGGTGCCGCAGGAGTGGCTTGGCAAGCGATTTCTGGATGATGCCGAAGAACTAAAGAAACGCAACCTGATCGCCTACAAGCACGAGTACCTTGGCGAGGTGACCGGCTGCGGCAAGGAAGTCTTTACAAACATCCGAGCGGAAAAGATAGACCCCGCTAAGTTTGAGCGCAAGTATCACGGCATTGACTGGGGCTGGTATCCTGACCCCTTTGCCTACAACTGCATGAGTTACGATTCAGCCCGCAAGACGCTGTATATCTATGACGAGATCACCGTGCGGCGCACCCGCAACGAGGACACATTTAGAATGCTGCAGGAGCGCAAGGTTATGGCAGACTCTGAGACTGAGCGCCTGACTGCAGACAGCGCCGAAAATAAGAGCTGCGGCGATTATACAGAGTGGGGCATCACCTGCTTGCCCGCCATCAAAGGCCCCAACAGCGTTGGACAGGGCATCAAGTGGTTACAGTCCATCTCAATCGTGATAGACCCCGTGAAATGCCCGGACACCCTCAAGGAGTTTACGGAGTATGAATACGATGCGGACAAAAATGGCGACCCGTTGCCCGGCTACCCTGACCATGATAACCACCACATCGACGCAGTGCGGTATGCCTGTGAATCCATCTGGCGAGAGCCGGGTGCATAAGGAGCTGAAAACGTGAAAACATACCAGGACTTAGAAGCTGTGCTGAATGACCCCGCTGCAAAAGCGGATTTTGTGCGTAGCTTTATCGCAGAGCACGTTTCCAGTGCTCCTTACAAAATGGCCAAGGACGCAGACCGGTACGATATGCAGCTGAACAGCGGCATTGATCGTTTTCTGGACGCAATGGCAGACATCGACCTTAAGCTACACAACATTGCGCAAAAGAACCCCCGGCCCGATACAGTCAAATCCAATGCGTTTCACCGTTTGAACGTCCAACGCGTGGCATACAGCCTTGCAAACGGCATCACGCTGCCGGATGCAGATGAAGAAAAAGCCTCGCTGGGCGAAAGCTTTGACGATCAGCTTTACCGGCTTGGTTATCTGGCCTGCATTCACGGCGAAAGCTTTGGATTCTGGAACGCGGACCATCTTGATATTTTCAAGCTGACCGATTTTGCCCCGCTATACGACGAGATGGACGGCACACTGAGAGCCGGCGTTTACTTCTGGCGCTTGCAGCCAGACAAGCCCATGCACGCGGTGCTGTACGAAGAAAGCGGTTACACGAAATACAGCGAAGAAAGCCGAGACGTGCACATTTTCCACGAGGAAGAGGGACAAAAGCCCTACAAGACCAAGACCGTCACAACGCCTGGCGGTGGCATCGAAAGCGTTGAAGGCGAAAGCTACGGCGCGCTGCCTATCGTACCGCTGTGGAACGGAGCACGAAAGCAAAGTACCCTTGTAAACCTCAAAGGGTACATTGACAACATCGACCTGATCGTGAACGGCTTCTGCGACGACCTGCGCGAGTGTGCGCAAGTCTACTGGGTCATTACTAACTACGGCGGGATGAAAGACGACGATCTTCGCCAGTTTGTGCAGCGCTTGCGCTATAACCATATCGCAAATATCTCCAACAACGGAACGGACAACAGCGTACAGCCTTACACGCAAGAAATTCCCACGCAGGGCCGGGAAGCACTGCTCACCCGCCTGCACAGCTCCATGTATGAGGATTTCGGCGCTCTGGATGTGCACTGCGTAAGCGCCAGCAGCACCAACGACCATCTGGAAGCAGCGTATCAGCCGTTGGACGAAAATGCTCGGGATTTCGAGAATCAGGTCACAAAATTTGTGCGACAAATTTTAAAAATTGCTGGCCTCCCAGATGCAAAGCCACAGTACACCCATGTGCGCGTGTCCAACACCGCCGAGCAGGTCGCAACGGTGATTTCTGAGGCGGCGATCATCGGGCAGGACATGGCCATTGACCTGCTGCCCAACCTGACCCCGGAGCAGAAAGAAAAGGCCAGGGCGTCCCTGATGGCGGAAAGCGCAGCACGAGAAACCGTGGACGAGGACGAGGACGAGGATGACAACGGTGATGAAGCATGATTTCTGACCGTGACCGCATTTCCACCCGGCAGCTGAACCGCCTGCGCCGACGCATTTTGCGGGTATACGGCACTGCCCGCCGGGAGATGCAGGAGCAGCTCACCGAGTTTCTGGCAAAGTACAAAGCGCTGGACGAGCGCAAGCGGGCGCAGCTGGATGCAGGCGAGATCACCGAAGAGGATTACCGCATCTGGCTGCAAAATCAGGTCTTTCAGTCCGATTTGATGCACGCCAAGCTGGACGGCATCACGCAGACCTGCACCACAGCCCAAGAGACGGCCTACAAGCTGGCCCGGGACGAGCAATACAACATCTTTTCCTTTGGCGCAAACTGGGCTTTCTACGAGCTGGAACAGGCTGCAGGCGTGACGTTCGGGCTGACCCTGTACAACACCGAGGCAGTCAAGCTGCTGCTGAAGGAGAACCCCAAGCTGGTGCCAAACAAGCGCATCAAGAGCGAGAGCAACAAGACCTACGACGCCCGGGTGTTCAACCGGTACGTCACAAAGGGCATCATACAGGGCAAAAGCGTCCATGACATTGCGGTGCAGGCTGTGCAAGGCATGGCAGACACCGAGGTGCACTGGGCGATGAACAACGCGATCACCGCGCTGACCGGTGCGCAAAACGCCGGGACGATGCAGCAGCTGCGCAACGCTCAAGCCCTTGGCATTGAGGTGCAGAAGCGTTGGAACAGCACACTGGACTACCGCACCCGCGAGATGCACCGACTGCTGGATCATGAGACCGCCGATCTTGACAAGCCGTTCAAGGTGCAGGGCTACGAGATCATGTACCCGGGAGACCCCAACGCAGCGCCGGAAATGGTTTATCACTGCCGGTGCAAATTAACCGGGGCGCTTGTGAAGTACCCACGGCAGGACGCAGCCCGGCGGGATAACGTCACCAAAGAGCGGACAGGACACCTGACCTATACCGAGTGGTACAAAGCCAAAGGTGGCACAGAAGCAGAACAGATGTGGCGGGCGGAAGAGAAAAAGCGCAAAAAGGAGGCAGCAAGAAAATGAATTCTGTCGAAAATTTCGAGAATCTTGCAAAGGCATTTTACAATGCAGGCGGAACTGCTAAAAATTTCGCCGAAGCGGCCAATAAGGCTGCAAAGGCAGCGAACCGGCCCGATTGGCCGAAAACTTATTTTGAGCGCAAAAGAAAATGGAGCAAAACATGGCTGAGTTTAAGTACAACATCAAAGTCACCGACAACACCCCGCAGCTGCATGAAGCGCTGGAAGCGTGGGCGGAAAGGGTGCTGACCATCTGGGGCATGAAAGTGCAGGACTACGCCCAGCTTCTTGTGCCCACAGGCACGGCAGACAGCACGGGCATTGAGGGCTATGTGGGCGGTGCGCTCAAGCAGAGTCTGACCTACGCCGTAGACCTTGCAAAAAAGACCGTGACCATCGGGTCGAATCTCTTTTACAGCGTCTATGTTGAGCTTGGCACGGGCATCTTTGCCGAGAAGGGCAACGGACGCAAAACGCCGTGGGTCTGGAAGGACTTCAACGGCAAGTGGCACTTTACCCGGGGTATGGCTCCACGCCCGTTCCTGCGCCCGGCGGTGGAGGACCACATTGAAGAGCTGCGGCAGATCGCCGTAGAAGAAGCAGAGAAGGGAGAATGACTATGAGAAAGATTTTTGCAGCAATCACGCTTTTTGCTGTGTTGCTTCTGTGCGGATGCTCTGAGGCTGACAAGGCGAACGCCAACATCTCAAAGCAGGCAGACTATTTCGAGAGCGAGCGCAAGATCACCGTCTACAACGCCCGCACGGATAAGGTCATCATGGAAGCCGAGGGCTATATGTCCATTTCCAACAACTCGGACAACGAGTTGGTCTGCACTGTGAAAATCGGCCCGGACACCTACCGCAAAAATTACATCTACCTCAACAGCTACACCATGTATGTGGTGGAGGACATTACCGGCACCCATACCGACCCGTACCACTATAAACTCTATTTCCACACTGACGTTTTGCCGAGCGTGGAAATCAAACCGTAAAACCTAATATCTCAGCGGTTGGCGCACAGCGTCAGCCGCTTTTTTATGCCGTTTTAGCTCAGTCTGGGAGAGCACCGGACTTTTAATCCGGGGGCCGTGGGTTCAAGCCCCACAAGCGGCACCACACCGGCAGCACGTCCGGCAACCGCCTACAAAACGTAGGCAATTCACAAATCCGATGGCGAGCACGCCAGCCCGAGCATGGGCAGAAAGGACTATCACATGGCACTCAAAAGAGCTGACATCCGCACGATTCTGGAGAACACCGAAACCTCCAACGATGACAAGGCGAAAGCCATTCTGGACGCCCTGCACAAGGAGACGGACGAGCTCAAAGACCAGCTGGATGCAGAAAAAACAGCCCGCACACAGGCCGAGAAAGAGCGGGACGAGGCCAACGGCGGCAAGCAGGCCGCAGAAAAGGCTCTGACCGACTACAAGGCCCAGCAGACAGCAGCAGCCAGCAAGGCGGCCAAGACCGCTGCATTTAAGCAGCTGCTCAAGCAGGCGGGCGTGCTGGAAAAGTACATCGACGACATTGCCGACGACTCCAAGAAGGGCGACGAGTTCGCCGCCGGGCTGGAACTGGACGCCGATGGCAAGGTAAAAGACGCCGAAAAGCAGCTTTCCAGCATCAAAACCACTTGGGGCGGCAAGATCGCCACCACCAAAACCACCGGCGCGAAGGTGGACACCCCGCCCACCAGTTACGCCGGGACTTCTCCCGAGGATTTCAAAAAGATGAGCCTTGATGACCGCATCAAGCTCAAGAACAGCAACCCCGAGCTGTACCAGCAGCTCCGGGCAAAGTAAGAAAGTGAGGCTATTATATGGCACAGACTGGCACTTTTGGCGGCTTCGACTTTGACGTTGAGGTGTTCGGCGACTACATGGCCGAGCAGAACACCATCGACACCAGCATCGAGGCTTCCGGCATTATCAAGGACGACCCTTCTATCATGGGCCTGATCGGTGAAAAGGGCAACGTCGCCACCATCCCTTTCTACACCGAGCTGGACGCCACGGCGGATAAGCCCCTGAACAACGACGGCAAGACCGACAACACCCCCACTGAAGTTACTGGCAACAAGCAGACCACCATGCTTATCCAGCGCATGAAGGCATGGAAATCTCAGGACTTCACCAAAGAGCTGACTGGCGCAAACCCGATGCAGCACATCGCAAATCAGGTCACACAATACTATCAGCAGGTCTGGCAGAATGTGCTTATGACCATCACGGACGCTGTGCTGTCTACCACCGATCTCAAGAAGCACATCTACGACATCACCAAGGTGGGCGATGGCAAAGTTACGACGGAATCTCTGATCTACGCACAGGAGGCCGCTTTCGGCGACCACGCAATGAGCGGGGGCCTGCTCATCATGCATTCCACTGTCTTTGCAAAGTATCAGGCAGCAAATCTCGTCGAGTTTGAAAAGTACACCACTCCGGGCGCTCTGTCTCAGGCGTCTCCCCTGGCACGCATCGGCGGGATGGTCGTGATCGTAAACAACGCCTTCACCTCCACATCCATCACCGATGCTTCCATCAACGGCGGCAAGGCCACGACTGCATACAAGACCTATGTTCTGGGTGAAGGCTCTTTTGTGGGCTGCCGTAAGACCAACTACGAGAAGCCCTACTACACCGACTACGACCCCGAGAGCAAGGCCGGTATTCAGAAGCTGTACACCAAAGAAGGCCGTGTCATTCACCCCAACGGCATGAGCTTCAAGGTGGACAACGTTGCCGAAGCGTCCCCCAACGACACCGAGCTGGGTGCAAAGGCCAACTGGGAACGCCGCATGAAGCTGGAAAACATCCGCATCGGCCAGATGCTTTCTCTGGGTTAAAAATTCGGGGGTGACTTTGCATGACCGTCCCTGAGCTGTGCGCCTACACGCACAATTTCTTTGACCGGGCAGACGACCCCATTGCAGGCGAGTTTGCCTTTGAGCCGGACACCGTGCCCGCCGGGGTGGTGCCGGGGCAGTATTTCCTTGTGTGCGGCTCCATCTTCAATGATGGCGTGCACATGGCCGGAGACGGAGACCTCACCGCCGAGACGTTCAACGGGACGGTGCAGCCCATGCGGGTTCCGCCTGCCTTTGTGGTGCTTGCCCAGAAGATCACCGACTACGACGCAAGACTCCCCTCCGGCGGTATGTATGTGTCGCAGTCGTTCAATGGGTGGTCCGGGTCCATGGCGACCGGATCCGACGGACTCCCTGCGGATGGTCTGACCCGGTACCGCAAGGAGATCAACCAATGGAGGAAACTGTAATGGCAGTCAACGACTTTGTCCGGAACACCGTCATGGACGGTTTCAGCCGGAAATTCTGCTTTCTGGAAAAAAAGCTCGTTTCTGATGGGCTGTTCGGCTCCACCACCACATGGGTGCCGGGGCTGGAATTCGAGGGCGTAGAACGCCACGACACCACCATTGAGGCACAGCAGGCCGAGCAGCAGGGCACCGCTTCCACCTATTCGATCTACGTTGACAAGGGCGTTCAACTCGCCCCCTTCGACCGCATCAAGCGGTTGGAGGACGCGCAGGTATTCGAGGTCACATCTGCCAGCGCAGACAAGCTGTCTCCGGCGGAAAGCGGGATGAACCTTGCAGTTGTCCAGTGCAAAAAGGTGGTGTTGACCTGATGGGCACAGCAGAAGCCATTACAACGGCGCTGAACAGCTTTTTTTTGCTGTTTGATATTCCTGTGTACCCGGAGGATTTTGTGCCGCAGGGCGCTTCCTTGCCCTATATCACAGTGCTGCCGGTCATTCCCAAAGGATTTGACGAGAGCAGCACCTTCCACGCGCGGACTTGGTATCCGGTGGACGGCGGAAAGCTGTCCATCATCCGCAAAACAGATGAGATCCGCGCTGCCCTTGGCGATGGGCTTACCATCGAGTGCGAGGGCGGCGCGATCCTTTTATGCGCAGGCAACCCGTGGGCGCAGTCTATGGACAACCCACCGGAAAAATACCTGTGCACATACCTTACTTTTGACGTCACATCCTTTGTGGTGTGAGAAAGGATAACGCATGAACAAAATGTATCACGCCATTTCGGCAGATGCTTTCAAAAAACTTCAGTTTCAGGCGGGTGCGCTGCTCAAAAAGTTTGACCCGGCGGGTACAACCCCCATTGCTGCAGAAGATCTTATCTGCCTGACCTCCGGCGGCATCACCATTTCCTGCAAGCCCAACACCATTGATCTGGGCGAGGATCTGGACGAAGTGCCCGAGAACACCTACCAGCTCAAGCACATCACCAGCTGGGATTGCGGTATGTCCACCACCTGCATGACCGTGAGCGCCGACACCATCAAGCTGGAGCTGGGCGCTGCGGACGTTGAAACCAACAAGATCACCGTGCGCGAAGACTACAAGGACGAGGACTTCCAGGACATCTGGTGGCATGGCAACCTGATCGGCGGCGGTTATGCCGCGGTTAAGCTGATGAAGGCTGTGAGCGATGGCGGCATCGAGCTGAAAACCACCAAGGACGGAAAGGGCAACATCAGCCTGAGCTTGAAGGGTCACTACGACATGACCGACACCAGCAAGGTGCCTATGGAGTTCTACGTCAAGGAGGCAGAATAAATGATCCTTACCATCAATCTTGACCCCGTGGAAGCGCTGCCCAAGCTGTATGATGCGGTGGACGGCATCACGCGCATGGTTATGGACGCAAAGGACAACGTGAACAACCCGGAGACCAAGGCAGCCCGGGAGACCATTGTTACAAACGCCCTGAAGATGCTGGGTGCAGAGCCGCAGAACAGTGAAGGCAGCAAGAAAAAGCTGACCCCCAGAGAGTTTGCGCTTGCTGCGCTGGACTTTGTCAAGCCTCTGATGAAACTTGACCCTGAGCGCACCGTGAACGCCCTGCACCAGCTGTACACGCTGGAAGAGGGCGAAAAAGACACCCTGCCCAAGGCGTTTACTGCACTTACCAAGTCCGTGATGCAGAAAGACGTGCAGGATTTTTTGTCCTCTCTGGCAGACTTGAACGGCCTGAGTTTTGGCACTACGTCTGCCGAGCCGACCTCCAGCATCTCCGCGCCTACGGCTTAAAGTATTTCGTCTGGTTCGTAATCAGCGAGATGCGGGAACAGCAGCGCACAAGAGCATACCAGCTGTACACGGCGGATATGCTCTATCTTTGTGCTGTATCTCTTGGTCAGCCGGTGGAGAAGCCCTTCAGCGAGATCATGGCAGAGTACGACAAGCCGCTATCTGAGCGCAGGCACGAGACTACGCTGGAAGAAGCGCAGGCGTGCTGGGAAAAGACCCTTGCAGACAGCAGAAAAGCAGCAGGGCAGAACGGAGGTGGTGATGCATGAATATCTTTAATTTGATGGCTACTTTGGGGCTTGATACCTCCGAGTATGAGCAGAACCTCGAAACTGCCAAAAAAGAGACGCAAAGCGCAGCAAATTCTTTGAGCCGCAGCGCAAACACCGCCGGGGGCGGCGTTGCAAGTATGGCAAACCAATTTGCAACAGCCAGCGCAAAAGCCAATATCCTTGCAAATATGCTTACCTCTCTCGGAACAAAGGCGGTAAGTTTTGCAAAAAACTTTGTGGAGATGGGCATTTCTTATAATGCTCAAATAGAAAAGTACACCACCGGCCTTACCAATATGCTGGGCAGCGCGGAAGCGGCGCAGCAGGCCATGGAGAACATTCAGGAGGATGCGGCAAAAACGCCCTTCAACGTGGATTCTCTCGTGTCCGCAAACCAGTATCTGATCTCCGCAGGCGAGAACGCCGGATATGCCCGCAAAACCATCATGGCATTGGGTGATGCTGTTGCTGCCACAGGCGGCGGAAGCGACGAGCTGAACCGCATGGCGCAGAACCTACAGCAGATCGCCAACACCGGCAAGGCAACTGCGGTTGACATCAAGCAGTTTGCCTATGCCGGCATCAACGTATATGGCATTCTGGCGGATTACACAGGCAAGTCCACCGAAGAAGTGCAGAAAATGACCATCAGTTACGACCTTCTGACTCAGGCTTTACAGGCAGCTTCCGAAGAGGGTGGGCGTTACTACAATAGCATGGACACCCAGAGCCAGACCATGAATGGGCGTGTATCCACCCTAAAGGATAACGTCAGTCAGCTGGCTGGCCTTATGACCGGCGACCTTACAAGCGCACTCGGCGGCGTTATTACCAAACTGAATGAAATGGTTTTGGCTGCCCAAGACGCATACAAACTTGACGGATGGAGCGGGCTTATCGGAGAAATAACGGGACTTTCCAACGTTATTGATAAGGCAAAATCCTCTGCTGTTGGATTAAAAGCTGTTTTTGACGCTTTAAAAAGTGGAGAAATCGGCATATTTCACGGTGACTGGGATGCTGTTTATCAAAAAGCATTCAATTCAGACCAAGAGAGCAAGAAGATCCAAAAAGAAAGCAGAAAAAACTGGGACAAAAACCATAATGGAATGGTCTGGGACGAAAATGACGGCTGGGTTCCAGCTAAAACCAGCGGAGAAACCGGCAGCTCCATCGTAACAAGCCCTACTGGCACAACCAAGAAAAAATCCACAGGTAAAAAGTCCACCACTGAAACGGTCATTGCGTCGGTGTCCAACACCGTAACCACCAGCGCTATGAACGCGCTGGGTGCAGTGACCACCAGCGTGGAGACCCTGCAGGAAAAAGTCAAAGATTCTGCTGGTAAAATCAAAGATCGCGTAACTACGACCACCACCGAGACCGGCAAAGAAATGGTCAACGGTGTGGCTACCACCTACAAAAAGGTAAACACCGTTGTGGACGGCGTCGTTACCAAGACCACCAAGGTCTATGATGACATGTCCAAGACCCTGACCGGTACCCTGACCAAGGTTGCAGAAACGACCTTTGACGGCATCACAACGAAAATCCAGGAAGCTACAGAAAAGTACGCCGACGGCAGCGAGCACGTCACAAAGACTGTGACCGAAACCGGCGAACGTATTGTAAATGGTGCGGCTGAGACCTACGAGAAGGTCGTAACCTATGTGGATGGCATACAGGATAAGGTCACCGAGACGGCTACCGCCATTGACAACAGCGTCAAGGGAATCCAAAGCCGCATTGACCAGTACCTCAGCGACGCTTCCGGAGAATCCGACAAGGGCATCTTCGGGCTGCTGAAAAGCACCATAAGTGACGCCAAAAACGAGGACTGGTCAAGTCTTGCACTCGATGTTACCAAGCTGATCTGGGGCGAGGTGTCGCAGGGTCAGCGCGAAGTGATTTCCAAGTGGTTTGACAACGCCCTTGCCGCCGTGAACGAATCTTACTATGGCGGTGGTCTGAAAAGTGCATTTACCGCGGTGGAAAGCCTGTTTAAAGACGGCATTGTGCCGGGCGTAAACAGCGCCACGACGGCAGTTGATTCCTTCTCTAAGGTCGTGAGCGGGCTTGCGAGCTCTGGCGGCGTTGGCGGCGCACTTGGCAGCGTTGTGCAGGGTTTTTCTGGTATGGCTGGCGGCATCACGTCTGCGCTTGGCACTGTGGTGTCGTTCATCTCTGCAAACCCAGTCCTTGGCGTCATTCTCGGCGTTGGCGCTGTGGGTGCTGTAGCTGGCGGCATCGGGCTTGCGCTGTGGGCCAAAAACAAAAAGAGCAAAGACCCGGTCAATAATTACAAGAGCCCGTTTGACGATGTGGGCGTTTACGACAGCCTGAGCGAGTTTTCTACGCGGTCTGCGATGCAGTACCGCGTGATCGGACAGAGCAGCCACGCAGACAAGCAGACCAGCATTCTGGAGCGCATCGAGGAGCTTCTGGACGAGCATCTGCCTGCCATTGGCACCGGTCAGGTGGTCATGGATTCCGGCGAGCTGGTGGGCGTTATTTCGCCCAGGATGGCACAAAATGTTGACGCGCGCATCGGTGTGACCGTGACGAGGAAAGCGAGGGGTGTGTAATGAGCAAACTTCTGGGCGCACAAATTGGCAACTTCCACACCCTGAAAGACTGGGGGCTGTATCTCAAGGTCGGAAGCCCAAAAATCGGCCCTGCTGAGGTAGATGACTACCTTGTGCAGGTGCCGGGGTCTGATACCCTGCTCAACCTGACCAGTTCTTTGGACGGCAGGCCACACTACAAAAAACGCACCATTACCATGGAGCTCAAGTGCACTGCACCGAAAAAGCAGTGGGAGAACCTCTACAGCACTATCGCAAACGCCATCCACGGAAAATGGCTTCAGTGTAAATTCGACAATGACCCCAGTTTTTACTGGGAGGGCCTGTGGGAGGTGTCCATCAGCAAGGACGCATTATACTGTGTGTTTACGATTACAGGCACTTGCGACCCCTTCAAGCGCAGTGTATACGACGGCTCTGATGACTGGCTGTGGGATGACCTTGTATTTGATACGGCGATTATCCGTAATTATACGGACATCCAGCTCAAAGCCAACAAGGACATCGCCGTAACCGTCACCGGTGCACCAAGAGCGGCCGGCATCTACTTCAAGCGCAGCGAGGACGCTGCCGACATTGCGGTGTCTCTCAATGGCCTTGAGGTTGGCATCCTTGCAAAGTCTACAGAGTGGCAGTACATTGAGGGCTTGCATATGCCGGATGGCGTTGTAGGTACTCTCATCTTTGCGGCGTCTGCGGATTGCAGCATCAGCATCCGATATCTGGGGGGCAGCTTATGAGCTATAAAGTTTATGCGGGCGTCCAGACCGGCGTTGACGTGTGGAAGACAAAGACCTGCATTTACGACCCAACGGACTACACGGACACAAAAAAGCTCATCAGTCCAACTTTGACGCGGGAGGTGAGCAAGGCCGGCAGCTTGGAATTCACCCTGCCGCTTGGCAATGTGGCCCACTCAGCTTTGCAAAAAATGCGCACGACCGTGTCCGTAGAACAGGACGGTGTGCGCATCTGGGAGGGCAGGCCCATGAGCCATGAGCAGGATTTTATGCTGCGTCAAAAAGTCTTTTGCGAGGGAGAGCTGGCCTACCTCAACGACAGCTCTGTTGCGCCATATACAGCCAAAGACGTGACGATCAAACAATTTCTTGCGTTTCTGCTGGAAAACCATACCGGCATGGTGGACGCATACAAGGCGTTTACCTGTGGAAATGTTGGCTTTCCGAGCACCAGTGTGGTGGTGCCAGAGCTGCATAACTGCGTGATGAAACTGGAATACATGGCGGGTACTCCGGATAGTGACGGCGATTACAGGTATGAATATGGACTTTATACCTCGTCCGGCGTACAGCTTGTAAGCCAATATGAAGCCGGCTACTCGGATGATGACACGGCCCCGGATCCATCCGCGTACAGCTGGACGCTGAATGAAAAGCATGCAGATTCTTCCATAAACGGGTATATCTGGCGCACAGGAAACGGCCTGTTTTCCGTGAGCGTAAATGTGGCCCTGCCCTTGGACGGAGATGACCAGACGCACGAAGCTACGCAAAGAACGGTTACGCCGGATATCACATGCGCCACGCACTCGAAATCCCTTCCGCCTGAGACGGAATACGATCTCAAAGACACGGTCTCAAAAAAATGGAAAATTGAAAAGCAGGGAGACGGCTATGCCGTCTTGTTCAACGGTGCAGCCCTGCCGGATTCTTCCGTGGTCCGTTACGATTCTGCGCCACGGTACACCTTTGGCGATGGACGAAATTTTGGCGTTACATGGGATGTCATCCAAAATGAGCTTGTGGATGTATACGGCGGGTATCTGATCGTCCGGCACGAAAACAGGGCCCGGTATCTGGACTACGTCCAGGAAGTGCAGGAGAAAAACGGGCAGCCCATCGCATTCGGCACAAACCTGCTCGACCTGAGCAGCTACGTCAAAGCAGAGGATATCGTCACCCGCGTCATTGCCGTCGGAAAAAAGAAATCCGGTTGGTTTTTGTGGGAGAAAACCAACACCATCACGGCAACCGCTAACGACGCCACCGCGCAAAAGCTGTTTGGCATCATCGCGCGGGTCATTGTGCAGGACGGAACCGAAAACACAACGCAGTCGCTTCTGGATGCCGCAAACGCGGAGCTGTCCAAAAACTTGCGTTACCTTGACGGAATCACGGTAAAGGCTGTGGACCTCAAGGATGCCGGCGTGGATATCGCCCGCCTTGGCTTTGGCAAGATGACACACATCTACTCCAACCCGCACGGGGTGAACACCTGGCTTTTGTGCTCTAAGATTGTGGAGCCTTTGGACGCGCCGGACAAAAAAGAATTCACGCTGGGCATTGATTTCTCCAGCGTCAGCGACTTGCAGGCCCTGAGCGCACGAAAAGCCAGTGACGCCTATGACCTGAGCCGCTCGCTGAAGGGCTATGCATCCGCAAAGGGGTGATAAATTGGATAAGACATTTGACGAAGCAATTTCCGAAGTCCGCAATGCAGAACGCGGCGTGGAAGTACGGGAAGCCCTTGCACAGGGCTTTGAGTATGTGAAGCAGTATGGCGAGGCTGTTATCGCGCGGCAGGAAGAAGCTGTTCAGAGTGCGGAAACAGCCACAAACGCGGCGGCAACTGCCACAGAACAGGCCACAGCAGCAGCCCAGACAGTCAAAGACGCCACTGCAAAAGCCATAAGCGCAGCGCAAGAGCAGGCAGGTATTTCGGCATCAAAAGCCGAGGAATCTGCTTCCAGTGCCGAAGAAGCAGCGGCCAGTGAAACTGCTGCCGCGTCTAGTGCATCTGCCGCAAAGGCCAGCGAGGAAGCAGCTGCAAAGAGTGCCGCCGACGCAAAGGTTATCGTGTCCACTGACACGACTCTGACCGTATCGGGCGCGCCGGCTGATGCAAAGGCGACCGGCGACGCCCTGGCTCAGAGGTACACCAAGGACCAGGCCGACGCCAAGTTCGGCACGCCGTACACCCTGCCGCCTGCTACGGCAGACCAGCTGGGCGGCGTGAAGGTGGGCGACTATCTGGACATCGCTG